TATAATATAGTCAATACATATTAAAATATGAGTATTCAACTTGCACTACTTAAATCTGGAGAAGAGGTAATTGCTGATATCAAAGAAATTCGTCAAGAAGAAACTGATGTCCTAGTGTCTTATCTTTTTAAAGATCCATATTGTATTAAAATAAAAACATCTCAAGTTCTAGTTGAACAAGAAACTAGACCAAAACATGAACTTGCATATTACAAATGGATGTCATTATCAAAAGATGATGATATAATTGTAAATAAAGATTGGGTGGTTTCAATTACTGAACCACTTGACACTGTTAAAAAAAACTATGAGGAAAAAGTAAATGGAAGACGATTTGATGATACAGACGGATCAAGCAACGGACGAGATGGTGGAACCAGCCAATCCTATCCAAGTATTACTCTTAACGAATCAAACGATTCTGATATCTGAGATTGATGAAGTCTTAGCAGATATTGGTCAACCAGATTGTAAATTAATTAATCCATGTGTTATAGTAGATGGGAAGGTATCAAAGTGGATACCAGATCTAACATCAAATACTGAGATGTTTATGAGTTCTGATAAGATATTAACATTGGTTGACCCATCAAAACATATACTTGAAGAATATAAGAAGATTACTCAATGAGGTTTTATACAAATGTCCATCAAAGGTTTGATGAAATTCTTGTTCGTGGATATGAGAATGGCAAGCATTTTACTGCAAGAGAAACATTTAACCCCACTTTTTATGTACCTTCTAAGAAAGAATCAAAGTATAAAACTCTAGAAGGAGACAGCGTTCAACCAATTAAACCTGGTAAAATATCAGAGTGCAAGGAGTTTATACATAAATATTCTGAGGTGGATAACTTTGATGTTTACGGAAATGACAGATATATCTGTCAATATATCTCCGAAAAATATCCAGAAGAAGAAATCAAATTTGATATTAGTAAGATTAAATTAGTCACGATTGATATTGAGGTTGCAGCTGAAAGTGGATTCCCTGATGTTTTTAATTGTGCAGAAGAATTACTCGCAATCACTCTACAAGATTATACAACTAAAAAGATAATTTGTTTTGCTTCACGTCCATTCAATAATACGAGAGAAGATGTAAGATACGTTCAGTGTACGGATGAATATAATTTAATAGATCGTTTTCTAGAATATTGGCAGACAAATACACCAGAAGTTATTACTGGTTGGAACTGTGAGTTGTATGATATTCCGTACATTGTAGGACGTATTGAAAGATTGATGGGTGAAAAGAAAGTTCGTAAACTTTCTCCTTGGGGTTATGTAAGAAAAAAAGATTTTGTTGTTCAGGGTCGTAAACAAATATCTTGTGAGATGGCTGGTATATCAGTTATTGATTACCTTGATCTCTATCGTAAGTTTACATATACAAACCAAGAATCATATCGCTTAGATCATATTGCTAATGTTGAACTTGGTAAAAAGAAATTAGACCACTCTGAGTTTGATACCTTCAGAGATTTCTATACAGGTAATTGGCAAAAGTTTATTGAATACAACATCATCGACGTAGAACTCGTAGATCAACTCGAAGATAAAATGAAGTTGATTGAACTTTGTCTGACGATGGCATATGATGCGAAAGTAAATTATACAGATGTATTCTTTCAAGTGAGAACTTGGGATTCAATCATCTACAATTATTTGAAGAGGAAGAACGTCGTGATTCCTCCGAAGGTAAGAACAGACAAAGATTCACAATATGCAGGTGCTTATGTTAAGGAACCAATACCTGGTAAGTATGATTGGGTAGTGAGTTTTGACCTTAATAGTCTATATCCTCATCTCATTATGCAATATAATATTTCTCCTGAGACATTACTTGAACAGAGGCATCCATCAGTCACAGTTGATAAAATACTTTCCGAAGAAGTAACATTTGAAATGTATAAAGATACTGCGGTATGTGCAAATGGTGCAATGTATCGGAAAGACATCAAGGGGTTCTTACCCGAACTGATGGAGAAAATGTATAATGAGCGAGTTATCTTCAAGAATAAAATGATTGAGGCAAAGAAAGCTTATGAAAAAACCAAGACAAAAACGTTGGAAAAAGAAATTGCCCGTTGCAACAATATCCAGATGGCAAAGAAGATTTCTCTTAACTCTGCTTATGGTGCTATCGGGAATCAGTATTTTCGGTATTTTAAATTAGCAAATGCGGAAGCAATTACGCTTTCGGGACAGGTTTCCATTCGTTGGATTGAAAATCGAATGAACCGTAAATTAAATAACATCTTAAAAACGGAGGATATTGATTATGTTATTGCTTCTGATACCGATTCCATTTATCTTAATTTGGGCCCTTTTATTGACGCAGTATTCGAAGGCAGAGAGAAGAATGCTGAAGGGGTCGTTGATTTCCTTGATAAGGTGTGTGAAGTGGAATTTGAAAAATATATTTCTGATTCTTACCAAGCGTTGGCCAACTATGTAAATGCTTATGATCAAAAGATGTTTATGAAAAGAGAGAACATTGCAGATCGTGGTATATGGACAGCAAAGAAAAGATACATTTTAAATGTATGGGATAGTGAAGGAGTCAGATATGGGGATGCCAAGTTGAAGATCATGGGCATTGAAGCAGTCAAGTCATCAACACCTGCACCTTGTCGGACTATGATTAAGGATGGATTGAAAGTGATGATGAGTGGAACTGAAGATGAGATGATAGATTATATTGATGGTTGTCGAACTAAATTCAAGTCTCTTCCACCAGAAGATATATCTTTCCCAAGATCTGTTTCCAATGTAGTAAAGTATAAAGGTATCAACACAATATATGCAAAAGGAACTCCGATGCACGTTCGTGGTGCATTGTTGTTTAATTATTATGTCAAAGAAAGAAAACTTGATAAGAAGTATGCATACATACAGAACGGTGAGAAGATAAAGTTCTGTTACTTGAAGAAACCAAATCCTACAAGAGAGAATGTGATTTCATTTATTCAAGATTTTCCAAAGGAACTTGATCTAGAAAAGTATGTTGATTATGATACTCAATTCGATAAAGCATTTCTTGATCCGATGAAGGCTGTATTGAATGCAATTGGTTGGTCAGATGAAAGAAAGATTACTTTAGAAAGTTTTTTCTCCTGATTGCCAAAAGTAAAATAAGGTGTTATAATAAGATTACTTAAACTTTTATCATGGATTTACCAATCAACAACGAAGAATTACAAGAGTTGATGGATGCATTAAATGAATCAATGCATCCAGATGCAATGAAAAGGCAATTTCGTAATGAATTACATAGAAAGTTGAGACTCACTAAATTCTTGATAGAAGAAGGGTATCCTCATAAAAAGGTATTAAGAGAAGTATTCGACATTGTGGCATAGTATGAATTTTTTAAAAGAAATAGTAAAAGAGATCGGGGATGACTACACCCAAATTGCGTCAGAAATTAATGAAACTGAAAGATTCATTGATACAGGAAGTTATATTTTTAATGCGGTTGTCTCTGGTTCCATTTATGGTGGCGTTTCTAGTAATAAGATTACTGCCATTGCTGGCGAAAGCAGTACTGGAAAAACTTATTTTTCCCTTGCTGTTGTCAAGAACTTTTTGGACACTAACCCTGATGGGTATTGTCTCTATTTTGACACTGAAGCAGCAGTCAATCGAGGACTATTGGAGTCTCGTGGAGTTGATACGACACGGTTGGTTGTTGTAAATGTCGTAACAATTGAAGAGTTTAGACAGAAAGCATTAAAGGCAGTTGATATATACCTTAAAACAGATGAAGAGAATCGCAAGCCTTGTATGTTTGTATTAGATTCTTTAGGTATGCTTTCCACAGAGAAAGAAATAAATGATGCATTAAATGATAAACAAGTTCGTGACATGACTAAATCACAACTTGTCAAAGGTGCATTCCGTATGCTTACTCTCAAGTTAGGTCAAGCAAATATTCCACTTATAGTTACAAATCACACTTATGATGTCATCGGAGCTTATGTACCAACTAAAGAAATGGGAGGGGGTAGTGGACTCAAATATGCAGCGTCTACAATCATTTATCTCAGCAAGAAAAAAGAAAAGGATGGCAAGGAAGTTATCGGAAACATTATCAAAGCAAAGACTCATAAATCACGTCTAAGTAAAGAGAATAAAGTTGTTGAGATTCGTTTGTATTATGATGAACGAGGTCTTGATAAGTATTATGGTCTTCTTGATTTGGGAGAGGTTGGTGGATTATGGAAGAATGTAGCAGGTAGATATGAAATGAATGGTAAGAAAGTCTATGCAAAAGAAATATATAAGAATCCTGACAAATATTTTACTGATGATATAATGAAGAAGTTAAACGATATTGCTGTTGAAGAGTATAGTTATGGTTCCTTATAGTTATAATATATTACCAATAAATTTGTGTGATTACTTAATTAATGTTTATGAAACAAATTCTGATAATCATGAAAGAGTTGATAAGGACTCAAAACCAACATTCACACAGTTAAATTTAAATAGATATCATCCTAAAGTTATATCAAATCTTTGTAATTATTTTTCTATGGCATTAGATAATTACAAAAAAGATATACCATCAGCAAAATATTTACCCGAAGTTAAATATCTTGAAGAGTTTAGAATCAAAAAATATAAAGTTGGTGGAGTAGATCGTTTTGATGAACACGTTGATATCATTGATCACAAATCAGCTAAGAGATGCCTTGCAATGTTATTTTATTTGAATGATGTTAATGAAGGTGGTAAAACTATTTTCCCTTATCAGGATAAATCATTTACTCCAGTCAAGGGATCTGTTATAATATTTCCACCAACATGGGAATATCCACATTTGGGAGAACCACCTATAAGTAGTCCCAAATATATTATGAGCACTTATTTGCATTATGGAACGAATTGAAACTACAATTCTAAAAAACTTAATAATCAATGAAGAGTATTCCAGAAAGGTATTACCTTTCATTAAAGGTGAATACTTTGAAAGTCTTCATGAGAAAGTAACATTTGAAGAGATTGCTAAATTTATTATTGAGTATAATAATCTTCCAACTAAAGAAGCAATTATTATTGAATCAGAAAAGAGAACAGATATAAGTGATGAAGGATTTAAAGATATAAGTAATTTAGTAACAGAATTAAATGAAGAGAAAAGCGACCTTCAATGGTTGTTTGATACCACAGAAAAATGGTGTAGAGATCGTGCTATCTATCTCGCACTTGTTGAATCAATTAGTATATCTGATGGTAATACAGAAAAGAAAAAAACTAGAGATGCGATTCCCTCAATATTATCAGAGGCATTAGCAGTTAGTTTTGATAATAATGTTGGACACGATTATTTACAAGACTATGAAGAAAGATACAAATACTATCATCAAAAGGAAACTCGAATTCAATTCGACCTCGATTTTTTCAATAAGATTACGAAGGGTGGTCTTCCTAATAAAACACTCAATATTGCTCTTGCTGGCACTGGTGTTGGTAAGTCTTTGTTTATGTGTCATGTCGCAAGCAGTGTGTTACTCCAAGGGAAGAACGTATTATACATCACGCTTGAGATGGCTGAGGAGAAAATTGCAGAGAGAATTGATGCTAATTTATTAAATGTTCCAATTCAACAATTGATTGATTTACCAGAAATGATGTTTGAAAATAAGGTAACTAATATTGCAAAGAAGACACAAGGTACATTAATTATTAAAGAATATCCAACTGCATCAGCACACTCAGGACACTTCAAAGCACTACTCAATGAACTTGCACTTAAGAAGTCATTTAAACCAGATATTATTTTTATTGACTATCTAAATATCTGTGCATCAAGTAGATATCGGGCAAATTCCAATGTCAATTCTTACTCGTATATTAAAGCGATTGCAGAAGAACTCCGTGGTCTTGCAGTTGAGACTAATGTACCTATCGTCTCCGCTACTCAGACGACTCGCTCTGGCTATGGTAATAGTGATGTCGATCTTACTGACACAAGTGAGTCCTTCGGTTTACCTGCCACTGCTGATCTTATGTTTGCTCTTATTAGTACGGAAGAACTTGAGGAACAGGGGCAGATAATGGTCAAGCAATTGAAGAATCGTTATCATGATCCAACTTTAAATAAGAGATTTGTGATAGGTGTAGATCGTGCAAAGATGAAATTGTATGATTGTGAACAACAGGCACAAAATGATATTGTTGACAGTGGACAAGAAGTGGAGTATAATTCTGATAAGAGCAAAATGCTCAGTAAATTTGACGCATTAAAATTCTAATTATGTCTGGAGACTACAACACACACAACGATCAACAACCAAATATAAATTACACTGATAATAAAGTTGACCTCAACAAATACGCTATATTCGTGGATGGTGTCACATCCGATCCCAGTAAGGATTATCAATCTTTCCTTGAGAGTCTTAGTGCCCTTGACGGAAAAGGTGCCAATATTCACAGGCTTCTTACTGCTGCTGTTGGGATTAGTGCTGAAGGTGGTGAGTTTATGGAGATCGTTAAGAAAGTTATTTTCCAAGGAAAACCTTGGAACGATGATAATCGTGAGCACCTTGTTATTGAGTTGGGTGATGTTTGTTGGTACGTCATGCAGGCTTGTGCTGCCTTAAATGTAACTCTTGATGAAGTAATAGAAGGTAACGTAAATAAATTAAAGAAAAGATATCCTGGTGGAGATTTTGATGTTCACTATTCGGAGAACCGTGCAGCAGATGATAGATGAATATGATTACTGTATATGAGGAGCATATTAAAACTCTAGAAAAAGAAAACAAAAGTTTAAAAGCACAAGTTCAATTTTTAAAAGAACAACTAGCATATAAAACTTTTGGTAAACCAACACACGAAGACAACAAATGAAAACTACTGAAAATTATGAACAACTTTTAGCAAGATTTACGAAAAGAATTAAACAAGTAGATCCAGAAGATAAAGAAAGAGTATCATATCTTAAGGGATGTATTGACACTGTTGAGTATTTGATGACTGGTAGATTACCAAGAGATGGTAATCATGATGGCATGAAGGATCATTCTCCATCTCATAGTCATGTTCGTAGAGACTTAGGTTCACTTGACTAAATAGGTATACTTACTATCAGATTATGAGAGAACAGATTATTAATGCTTTAATTGCACATGCTCACGGTGATATTGCAAAGCACAAGGCTAACGTAGAAGTATATTTGACAAATCCAGTTGGTATCGGAGAACATTCAAATGTGCTAGAAGCAATTGAACAAGAATTAAATATGATTGCAAAATATCATGATCAGATAGAGGTTCTGAGCAAATATTTTAAAAAGAAAAATGACGAACAATCAGTCGGATAAACATACAGCAAAAAAAATAATTAAGATATATAAAAAGAAACCTAGTCTTTACAGCGAGGCAGATGTAATGTACGCTAAGATGGTTAGGAAGATTTATAAGAAAAAGAAAAAAACTAATGGCTGAGTTAACTAAGTCAGATCTCTCTAAAAGAGGAAATGATGAAACTCTTATTAATAAATTTTTCGGTCAGCAAGGATTGGTGGATACTTTTTTGCATAAAGATGGGCAGTTTAAACCTACTGCAATTGTATTTGAAGAAAATAATAATCAAATAGATGCGTTTGAAGATAATCAAAATAATAGATCAAGTGAAGCATTATCTAGAGTAAAGAATATATTAGAGAGAAACCAACGTTCCGATAAAATTTTATTTACTGGTAAATTTTTAAACACCAATAAAATTAAAACTGTTCCTTTAACTGAAATGGTAAAGACGGAGGAATTTGGTGGACAAGTTGGTGGTAAGAAAATTAATTTGGGAATAAAATTTGAAAAAGATTTTTATGAAAGTTTAATATGTGAGTTGGGATGTTCAAGTACAAGCACGAAGTATGCAAAAGATGCAAAGAAACTAATAGAAGCAGTTGGAAAAGTAAAGAAATCTGGTTTTTCAGAAGTTAAAGCTGTAGGTGGTAAAAATAAACCAAGACCACTTTCGTACAGTAGTGGTTTATATGTATCTGCAGGTGGGAAAAAAACTAAAGACATAGGAAGTACAATAACAGATATTACAACTAAATTTGGTGGAAAGGATGAGGTTTATCTTTCTTTGAAATTTGGTGATACTTTGACTTTCATTAACTCTGGTGTTGGTAAAATATTTGCAGTAAATGATTACAAAAAGAATTTTGACAATTACAAAAATCCAATAGGTAGAGAAATTTTTAATATGTTTGCAATAGATAAGGTAGAGTTTGCAAATATTTTCAATAACTACGGTAAGTATAAAGGAAAGAAAGTTGATGTAACTGGTAAATGTAATAAAAGAAGTATTGAAAATTTATTACAATATGCGATTGGGTATGGGTATTGGATGGTTCATGCAAAAGGAAATAAGTTGGATATGTTTCAAGTAACTGAATCATATATGAAAAAATCAGCAAAATTAACAGGTCGTGTAGTACTAAATTATGGTGGTGCTAGGGGCTCTGGAAAGAGATTAGATATTCATTGCGAGAGTAATAATTATAAGTTCATGTTTAACTTAAGAAATAAACAATCTGGTCTATATCCTTCACATATAATGTGTGATTATAAAAAGAAATAAATAAAAGAAAAAGTGTCTGGAAAAATGGATCTTAAATCAATTACTGAAGCATATCAATCTGTACAAGAAAAGAAATTAGACCCAGTTGGTAAAGAAGATGGGGATGTGGATAACGATGGAGATAAAGATAGTTCTGATTCTTATCTTATGAAACGTCGTAAGGCAATTGGAAAAGCAATGAAAAAAGAGGAAATAGAAAAAGAAGAAGAAACAGCAGTTGCCGAGCATCATCAAAAAGATGCTGATGGTAAAGTAATTGAGCATGATGACACTACACCGAGTTCAGTTGAAGAGCAGACAGTTCTTTCACAACTTAGTGAGAATGGTAGAGGAATTGATGAATTCGAAGCAGTAGTTTCATATTTAATTGATGAAGGTCTTTCTAATACTTGGGAAGAAGCACAAAAAATTATGGGAACTTTAAAATCAGAATTAGTAGAAGAGATTTATCAAAATCAACTTTGGACTCTTTTTGATGAAAATTATCATGCAATGAGAAATCCTGAAAAGTATGAAGAGAAACCATACAAAGAGAAATCAAAGAAAGAAAGAATGGCAGATCCAAAGAGAGGAATCAACTCTCCTGCATTCAAAGAGTTCATGCGTAAACAGGGAATGTAATGACTCAAGAAGTTTTACTATACGATGTAGTTCACGATTATATTATCTCAGAAAACTTTGCTTCTAATACTGAAGGAGCAAATAAAGTGATGTTAAAACTCAGTGATGAGTTGATGCAAGAGATATATGAAAGAACAATGACAGCATCAGAGAAAAGAAAAGATACGATGCTCAAGAAGAAATATGATGACTCTGATATGAAGAAGAATATGCAAGGTCAATATGGTAAGGAAGAAGGAAAGAAAGTTTACTTTGCTACGATTCGTAAGCAAGCAATGAAGAAAGAAGAAGTAGAGCAAGAAGATCCTTCTGTGAAAGCAAAGATGAAAAGACAAGCAATGATTAAAAAGCAAGTCTTGATGAAAAAATTACAGGCAGTCAGGGCTGGTGCAGGTGCTGATATTACATCTTCTCATGAACTAGAAGGTGAAGTAGTAGAGGAAGTTGGTATTAGTAGTACTGTGATGATGGATAAGGCAAAGAAAGAAGCAATGCTCAGAAAGAAAGAGAGAGATGCAGTTGCAAAGAAAATGAAAAAGGTGAGTGAAGCTACGACTGATTATGGTTCTCAAACTGCACGAGATAATGATGACAATAAAGCAGCAGTTGCTGCTAGAAAAAGGATTTATGATCGTGCTAGTGAGAAAGACAAAAATATGATGGATGCTCGAACAATTTCTCAACAAAGAAATAAGGTTAGGGGTGATAGAATGAAGGCAGACCAAAATAAACCCGAAGTTGATAGTGTAGGTTCTTTGATACAAAAAAAATTAAAAGTTGGAAAATTTAAAAAAATGAATGAAGATGTAAAAAGAGATGAGTATGGTGATCCAGTTGGTGGGCCAAAGATATCAAAGAAACAACTCAAGAAAAATCTAGCAGCAAATGCACCAGATGAGGATCATACTAATACAACTGCTGAAGGATACGGTAGTGACAGAGTAGGGCCTGCATTAAAAGTTGCTCGTGCAATAGACAAAGTAAATCCTAGACCAAAACCTAATAGTAAACGCACTGCAATGTCAAGAGCATTGAAGATGGCAAGTATTAAAAAAGATGAGAAGATAAGAAAGAGAAAAGAAAATCCATATTCAACAGATAAAAAATTGAAAATGGTTGCTACATCAATTCGTGATAGAGTCAAACAAAAGGTTAAGTCAATGGCAACAAGTGAGGATTTTATTCCAGAAGAAGGATATGATGTCGCAAGAGATCAAGAAAAAGTAAAACCTTCCAAAGATAAGAAAGATGCAACTACAATGCCACCAAGTAAAGAAATGATGAAGACTCAGAAGGTAAACAAAGGTCATTCTGCACTTGAACTTGTGAGAAAGAAGTACGGTAAGTCTGTTATGGGAACTAAAAAATGAATTATTCATTATATGATTCTTGGTTTGATGACGAATTACCACAGGCACAGTTTGATAGTTTGCAGTGTTGGATCGAAAATGAGAATACAGCAAAGTGGTCAACAGTAGTAGATACCTCAGTTCATTCTGTCTTATATGACTTGGCAACACGGAATGGTTTGATATTAGGTGGAACAGAAGAAATAATACCAGTTTAAAAACTGTCCACTACCACTGGACTTATACCCATAATTGAACTATAATATGGGTATGAAGAATAAACATCTTGAACATCCAGAAGACTCTATCTTTACGAGTGGTCGTAAGGGTCTTCACAATATCCTAAACTTCCTAGAGGAGAGTAAGGGTAATATTTCAGTTAAGTATGATGGTGCACCTGCAATTGTATGGGGTATCAATCCAGATAACAATTGTTTCTTTGTAGGAACAAAGAGTGTTTTTAATAAAGTTAAGGTCATGATCAACTACAATCATTATGATATTGAAGTCAATCATGGTCATGTGCCAGCAGTAGCATCCATATTGCATCTGTGTTTTGAGAAGTTACCAAGAATTGAAGGTGTTCATCAAGGTGATTTTATCGGATATGGTGGAGGAAAAGAATATACTCCAAATACAATTACATATAAATTTGATAATAATATAGAAGAAGATATAATAGTTGCTGCACATACAACATATGAGGGAGAAGTTCTTAAAGATATGTGTGCTTCATATGGTTGCGATCAAATTGCTTCTGAGGAAGTTAAGTTCTTGGATACTAATGCTAAGTTGAATACACCTAATTATAAGTTAAGTTTGTATATTGCAGCTGCTCGTGTTGCTGCTAAGTTTATTAAGTTTCCAAATGAGGATCAAGGTAAGAAGTTAAAGATTGCTGTTAACAAATATATTCGTGAAGGTCGAGAGTTAAATCCTTCTCAACTATCTAAAGAAACAGGATTTAATAAAAACCTTTTTCAACTTTATAAGTTCCTAATCGAGATCAAAGAGTTATTAATGAAGAGTGTAGATACATTTGAATCTGTTGATTGTTTCATTAGTGGTGAGGAATATAGTCATGAAGGATATGTAATGACTAATGGATATGGTACATTTAAATTAGTAAATCGGAAGCAGTTTTCTTATGCTAATTTTAACCTAAACAAAAAGTGGAATAAATAAGTGTATGTAAGTGTAGATAATTACTCCTTTAATTACAAATTATGCGAAGTTTTAATAATTTCTTGAAAGAAGCAACAGAGACTTCTGCTTCAAGACAGGCAAAATTGCTTGGTCTTGTTGGAGATGGTCATGGAGGATGGTACGATGCCAAGGGAAAGTTTGTTGCGAAAACTGAAGGTGGTAAATTAAGATTTTATGGACAAGGTGGAGCAAAACAAGAGGACGATAAACCCACTCAAAAGAAACCTGCAGAAGCACCTGCACCAACTAAGAAAGCAAAACCAGTTCAACAACAAGATAAACCAGAACAAACGGAAGGTAATAAAGGCCTTGTTCTTGTATTTGGTAGATTCAATCCACCAACAGTTGGGCACCAAAAACTTTTACAGTCTGCACAAAGAGAAGCAAAAAGAACTAACGGTGATTTAAAAATATATCCAAGTCGTACTCAGGACGCAAAGAAGAATCCACTTGATCCTGGTATGAAAATTAATTTCATGAAACAAATGTTCCCTGATTATGAGGAGAATATTATTGATGATGCAGGTACAAAAACTATATTCGATGCATTAACATCTGCATATGGTGAAAAATATAGTGATGTCACGATTGTAGTTGGCCAAGATCGTCTATCTGAGTTCCAAGGATTAGCACAAAAGTATAATGGTTCAGACCTTTATAACTTTGAAAATATAGTTGTCGTGTCTGGTGGAGCAAGAGATCCTGATGCAGATGATGTAACAGGTATGTCAGCCTCGAAGATGAGATCATATGCAACTGATGATGACTTCCAATCATTTGTGAAAGGATTGCCACCAGCATTAAAGACAATGCAGAAACGTGAACTCTTTAACAATGTTCGTAAGTCGATGAATATAAAAGAGTCATTACTTTGGGAGATTGCACCCAAACTTGATCCTGATACTCTTCGTGAGGAGTATCGTAGTGGCAATATATTAAATCTAGGTGATATAGTAGAGAACATTAACACTGGATTGCATGGTGAGGTTATTCGTAGAGGAACTAACTATGTCATTTGTGTATGTGAAAATGGTATTATGTTTAAATCTTGGTTGAAAGATTTACAAGAATATACTGAAGTTAAAATGGATAGACTAATGAGAGATAAGATACATCCAAATACTCTTGTTGGAACTAAAGGATTCTTAAAGTACCTACAGATGATGACACCTGGTCATGATAAAGGTATCAAAGTTAACAATCAGTATAAATAATTTCTGTAGCAACAAGAACTATGTTAATAGAGGAACAAATAAAAATTGCAAGGTTGATTGCATCGGGTACTCCGAGGGAAGTTGCTATCACAGAATATCGTGTTATAGACAAAAAATCTATTGTTAAATCAGGCCCAATAATAGACGTGAAAGCAAAAGATATGGGTACTGAAATGACCGCACAAGATAAAGCAAAACAAAGATTAGCAAAGGTAAGACAGGCAGCACAAAAGGCAGCACAAAGAGTAAAACAAAAAGGTGGTGCGATTGTTAAATCTGCAGCTGGAAAGATAACTAAAGCAAGTGATAAGTTAAAAGCACCTAAAGCATCAGATGTATCTGGAAAACCAGATGAGAAACCAACCACTAACGTAAATGTAATTTTACCAAAAGATAAAGAGGGAGTAGGATTAGAGAAGGTTGATAGTTCTGAAGCTGGAGCAACTGCAGCAAAGAAAGCAGCAGCTAATGTTGCAAAACTTGGATTAAAGGGAGTCAAGAAATTGGCAGGTATCAAGATGAGAAAGGAAGAATTTATACAAGAAGTTGAAGAGAAAAAGAAGTCTGGAAAAGAAAAAGTTATAGATATAATGAGAGGTAAAAACTCAATTAAGATAAATCCTGACGTGAAAGAAGACACTGTTGTCATTCAGGATGCATCTGGAAAAGATTCTATAGAGATAGTAGACATAATACCGCCACAAAAAGTAAGATCCGATTGGAGGAAAGAAGTCAATGTCACAGAAGCAGCAGCGTGGACAAGGAAAGCAGGAAAAAGTAAATCAGGTGGGCTCAATGAAAAAGGAAGAAAAAGTTACGAGCGACAAAATCCTGGATCTGACCTTAAAGCACCTAGCAAGAAGGTTGGAAACCCCCGCAGGAAATCGTTCTGTGCTCGAATGAAGGGGATGAAGAAGAAGTTAACAAGTGCAAAGACCGCAAGAGATCCAGATTCAAGAATAAACAAATCTTTAAGAGCATGGAATTGTTAGTTTAAGGTTGCTATATAGTGTAGTTATTTCGCATAAGATTATGTTATCATTTTTACTACCGTTTGCATCAAAAATTATTAGTGATGCTGTAAATAAAATTCCTGAAGACGCTGAGTTGGGAGAAAAGTTAATCGATATTTGCCTTGTAATTATAGGTAAGGCAGTCAAGTTGACTAAGACCGATGCTGACGACAAATTGTTTGAACAGGTATCTAAGGCAATCAAATCTCGTTGATTGTGCTTTTTATAAATATTCCTAGACAAGAAAATTATTAGGGTAAAACAAATGGCTCTTTGGGGTACAAAAGATAGTGTTTATGCTGACGGAACGATAGCCGTTAATTTTTCTACGCTAAAAGTCGTTGGAACAGGCACTACATTTAACACATCTGGTTTAATTCAGGCTGGGGATATTATAACTTGTGGTGCAGGTCAAACTCAGGGTGAAGCAATTATTACTGCAGTTGATTCAGGAACAGTGTTATCAATTTTAAATACAGATAATTTTGCTGTTGGATTAACAACAGTTATTGGTGGTGCAGCATATAATATAACTCAGAAACCAAAATCCACACTTAAAGATACTAACTATGAAGGATCCGAGATATATGGTGTAGACACAACTGAACAAACAGTTGCAAATGCAGCATCAGGTGAAGCACGTAAGTATGCTCCTGCACATGCAGGTTGGGTTGGTATTACAACATACACAGATCAAGATGGTGTTTTAAGAGTTAAGACAGAAACACTCGTTGCAAGCAGTAGCATAACAGGTGATGCTTCTGACGACACAAAACTACCAAATAGTTAACATATGACATAATATAGTATGAAATTTGATGAACTAAACGAATCAAACTACATAATGTTTGCAATTAAAAATTATGAAAATCCTCAAGCAATTACGCAAGAGGATTTTTATGAAGACATGAAAAGATTCAAATGGGTTAAAAGACTTCTGAATAAATTTAAAAATACAGGAGATCTAAATGTGCATTTGGTTATGAATCATTTTATAATACTTTATAATGTATTTGGTGATGCAACAACTCCTTTGTTGTTTTATAAACTTGATAAGGATCTGTGGAGTATACTGAAAACTTTTGTAATTTACTTGGAAAGATTGCCAGAGTTTCCACTCACAGCTTTACATGATATTCCTGTAGATGAAAAGTGTTTACAACTTTTAAACGATCTATGACCAACAGTAACTTGCAAAAAATTATTGACATTGTTCGCCAACTTAATGAAGAGATGGTTGCGAACAATGTTAGTGGTGGTCAGATTGCAGGAACAGTAGAAGCAGGTGATGATCCACCTGTAAGAAAAAAGAAACCACCTGTATTGGCAAGAGGTAAGTTGCCTGGTATGAGAACTAGATTCAAAAAAGGTGCAGACTTTATGGCAAATATTAAGAAAAATAAATAAGTTAGAAGTATAAACACTTAGAAGTGGAAGACAATACCAACGTTAATGCAGCAATATTAGAGAGATTAGAGAAAGTTGTTCAATCTCTACAGGAAAACTCTGTAAAGATGGGGCAACTTCTTGCTGTTCATGATGAGAAGTTAACAAAGCAAGATCGTATTGATGCGGTTTTATTTGAAAAGATTGAGCAAGTGGATGTAAAATTAGATAGACATGCTACTGATATCAAGAAAGGATGTGAAAGAGATATAAGACTTGTAGATGCACGTTTAAGGTTGATAGAGAAAAAAATGTGGTCAATATTTGGTGGTCTTGCTATAATATCTTTTGTTGTAAGTCCAATTGGCCAAAGAATTATCAAACCAGTGTTGACTTCAGCACCAGTTCCGAGTATAATAGAAAAGTAATTAAACTTTGTAATGAGTGACATCAATTTTAATAGACACCGTGTGTTCAGAGAGACAGACAGTGTTATTTTTTATGATATATCAGTTGAAGAATCAAATGCTAGTGACCTTGTAGTACACACAGGGCCTGCTATCTCACCTCCACCAGACTGCGTGGGAGGTAAACAGTTCTACATTCATAGTTTTCAAGACGATTGTAATAGAGTGGTACAAGGAGAGAGAATGTTTGAGTTGGTCAATAGAGAATGGAAAAATCAATATCATATAGTACATCTCAATAGACACAGTGGTGCGTTAGTTATACCACGCAACACATTTCATAGGTCAGTGTCAGGTGAGAAAGGATCAATAGTAATCAACCAAGCAACGAGGTACGATGGGTTTGATCCTAGTGCTGAGTTCTATCCAGTATCCACAGCAGAGTGTAGAGATTTGTATAATATATTAAGAAATGTGGTTCCTGTAATCCATACAGTAGGCGAGTAATGAGTTTTGTTGATACCAAGTATATCGGACTAGTTTCAGTTAGATTGCAGAAGTTTAGTAAGAAGAAAGAAGGACTATATACTTTCCGTTGTCCTTATTGTGGGGATTCTCAGAAAAACAAAAATAAGACAAGAGGTTATCTTTATAAATTAAAGAACGACCATAACTTTAAATGTCATAATTGTGGACTATCTAGGACGTTTACCAACTTCCTAAAGGATCAAGACGTAGTGTTATATGATGAATATGTGATGGAGCGATACAAGTCTGGATTGACTGGAAGGTTGTCAAATACACCCAACCCAGTGATGCCTTCATCAAAACCAAAATTTGTTAAGAAGTCATTTGATCTTCCCAGAATCTCAGAACTAAATAAAACACATCCCGCAAGAACATACCTTTCCAACAGAAGAATACCAGAGGATAGTTTCAAGGATTTGTATTATTGTGACCACTTTCGAAAGTGGACTAATGAACAAAAGTATACTTTTGAAGACTCAAAGTTTGATGAGTCTCGTATTGTCATCCCTTTGAGAACTCGTGATAAGATCTTTGGATTTCAAGGTCGATCATTAGACCCCAAAAACCAATTGAGATACATAACAATTATGTTAGATGATGATTCACCAAAAGTTTACGGATTAGATAAAATTAATGAAAACAAAAAAATCTATGTCGTTGAAGGCCCTCTCGATTCCCTCTTCGTGGAAAACTGTGTTGCTATGGTTGGGGCCGATCTTGATCTTCGGACGTTTGGCTGGAGTAATTATATTTACGTTTATGATAATGAACCACGTAACAGAGAAATCATTGAAAGAATCGACAAGACCATTAGTCGAGGAGATCAGGTAGTGATTTGGCCAAGCACTATTAATGAAAAAGATATCAATGATATGACAATGAGTGGACATAATGTAAAAGATCTGTTAGAATCTAATACATGTTCTGGTCTAGAGGCAAAACTTAAATTTACAACTTGGAAAAAGATATGACAAACGGAACAAAAGTTCTAAAGAGAGATGGACAAACAGAGGTTTTGGACTTGGATAAAGTCCATAAGATGACTGAAGAGGCATGTGAAGGTCTTGCAGGTGTTTCTGCTAGTCAAGTTGAGATTCAATCAGGAATCCAATTCTATGATGGAATTACAACTGCGGAGATTCAAGAGATTCTTGTAAGGTCTGCATCAGATTTAATTGATTTAGATGCTCCAAACTATCAGTATGTTGCTGCTAGACTGTTATTGTTTGGTTTATATAAGCAAGTATTTGGTGAATGGAAGGATGGATTTCCATCTGTCAGAGATCATTTAGTGAGTGGATCAGACAAAAAGATATATGATCTCGAACTTGAATCTAAATATTCAGAGGAGGAATGGAATAAAATTAACTCTTGGATTGAACATAGTCGTGATTTAATGTTTACCTATGCAGGTTTACGTCAGGTTGTTGACAAGTATTTGGTTCAAGACAGAAGCACAGGGGAGGTATATGAGTCCCCTCAGTTCATGTATATGCTAATCTCTGCTACAATTTTTGCAGAATATCCTAAAGAAACGAGACTCGATTATGTTAAAAGGTACTACGAAGCAATCAGCAGACACAAAATCAACATTCCCACACCTATCATGGGAGGGGTTAGAACTCCAATTAGACAATTTGCTAGCTGTGTTCTTGTTGATATTGATGACACCCTCGATAGCATCTTTAGTTCTGATATGGCTATCGGCAAATATGTTGCACAAAGGGCGGGTATCGGTATCAACGCAGGCCGCATCCGTGGCATCAACAGTAAAATCAGGGGTGGCGAAGTACAGCACACAGGTGTTGTACCGTTCCTCAAGAAGTTTGAGGCAACTGTCAGATGTTGCACTCAAAATGGCATACGAGGGGGATCAGCGACTGTCCACTTCCCGATCTGGCACCAAGAAATCCAAGACATAATTGTACTCAAGAATAATAAAGGAACCGAAGATAATCGTGTAAGAAAACTAGACTATAGTATTCAAATAAGTAAATTATTTTATGAAAGGTTTATTGAAAGCAAGGAGATCTCGCTTTTTTCTCCTCATGACGTTTCAGGGTTATATGATAGTTTCGGTACTGAATCTTTTGATGAACTATACTTGAAGTATGAAGCAGATAAATCTATTCCTAGAACTACAATTAGTGCTCAAGAACTCATTCTTGCTCTCTTAAAAGAAAGAGCAGAGACAGGTCGTTTGTATATTATGAATATTGACCACTGTAATAGTCACTCATCATTCTTAGATAAGGTTGAGATGAGTAATCTATGTCAGGAAATTACATTACCAACAAAACCAATTAATCATATTGATGATGAAAATGGAGAGATTGCTCTTTGTATTCTATCTGCAATCAATGTAGGTAAAGTTAAATCTGATAATGAACTTGAGAATCTTTGTGACTTATCTGTTCGTGCTTTGGATGAATTAATTGATTATCAACACTATCCAGTTAAGGCAGCAGAGATTGCCACAAGAGCACGAAGATCTCTTGGAGTAGGGTTTATTGGACTTGCACATTATCTTGCTAAGTTAGGGTTTAATTACGACTCTCAAGAGGCATGGGATGCTGTTCATGGTCTTTCTGAGTCCTTCCAATACTACCTTTTAAAGTCATCAAATGAACTTGCAAAGGAGAAAGGTGCGTGTGAATACTTTAATCGAACAAAGTACTCAAATGGAGTTCTTCCAATTGATACATATAAGAAGGATGTGGATGAAATCACTAAACTTAAGTACGAACATGATTGGGAATCTCTTAGGACATCTATCATGGCCCACGGTATACGGAACTCAACACTGTCGGCACAAATGCCTTCGGAGAGCAGTTCCGTTGTGTCAAATGCAACAAATGGAATCGAACCTCCTAGAGGATACTTGTCCATTAAAAAGTCAAAGAAGGGGCCCCTTAAGCAGATTGTACCAGGTTACCAATATTTGAAAAACAACTACACACTATTATGGGATATGCCTAGTAATAAAGGATATATCAATGTAGTTGCTGTTATGCAAAAGTTCTTTGATCAGGCAATCAGTGGAAACTGGAGTTATAATCCAGAAAATTATCCAAACAATGAAGTCCCTGTATCACAAATGGCACAAGACTGGTTGACAACATTTAAATATGGTTGGAAAACATCTTACTACCAGAATACATATGATTTCAAAACTGATGAGGTAGAAGAGGATAGTGATAAATTGCAAAACTTATTAACAGATATTTTAACCCAAGAGGAAGATTGTGAAAGCTGCAAAATTTAATTTTAAAACAACAGAGAAAAAAATGGAAGGTATGACCGTTTTCAACTCTAACAAAGTTGACACTAAGACACAACCCATGTTTTTTGGTGCACCCCTTGGTGTACAAAGATATGACTCATATAAGTATCCTACATTTGATAGGTTAACTCAGCAGCAGTTGGGATACTTCTGGAGACCAGAAGAGGTGTCATTACAGAAAGATCGTGCAGACTATGCAAATCTAAGACCAGAGCAGAAGCACATCTTTACTTCCAATCTAAAGTATCAGATTCTTTTAGATTCTGTTCAAGGTCGTGGGCCAGGTATGGCATTTATACCTTACTGTTCTCTTCCAGAACTTGAAGCATGTATGGAAGTATGGGGATTTATGGAGATGATTCATAGTCGTTCTTACACATACATTATTAAGAATGTATACTCAGATCCTTCTGAGGTCTTTGATACTATACTGGATAATGAAAGAATAATAGAGAGAGCAACGAGTGTTACAGAAGCATATAATGCCTTTATAAATGCAGCACATCAATATGATACAAGTAACTGGTGGAAACCTGACTGGCAATCTTCAAGTTATAATGCTCAGTATGAAAAGAAAGAATTGAAAAGAAAACTTTATAGGGCTATTGCTAATGTCAACATCTTGGAGGGTATTCGTTTTTATGTATCTTTTGCTTGCTCTTTTGCTTTCGGTGAACTCAAGCTCATGGAAGGATCCGCAAAGATCATATCCCTCATTGCGAGAGATGAGAACCAACACCTCGTCCTTACCCAAAACATTTTAAATAACTGGAGAAAAGGTGATGATCCAGATATGCTAGACATCATTAAGGAAGAAGAGGATAATCTTTATGAGATGTTCCGTAAGTGTGTAGATGAAGAGAAAGCATGGGCAGAGTATCTATTCAAAGATGGTAGTATGATTGGTCTAAATGATAAGTTACTACATCAGTATGTTGAATGGATTGCAAATCGTAGAATGAAGTCAATTGGATTGACACCAGTATATGATATACCTGCAAGAAACAACCCACTACCTTGGACACAGCATTGGATCTCATCAAAAGGATTACAAGTTGCACCACAGGAGACAGAGGTTGAGTCATATATTGTTGGTGGTATCAAGCAAGATGTCAAGAAAGATACATTCTCAGGATTTAAACTTTGAAGTTTCCTTATTCTAAATCATATTGTTCAGTTATTGATGGTAAAGTATCAAGATGGTGGCCTATGATTGATTTAAGCACTTTGGATGACAAGATAAATAATCTCAAGGTGAGAGGTTATTGGGATGAAAGCACAGTCTGCTAAAGCAAAGGGCAGAAGATTACAGCAATGGGTTCGTGATCAACTGATAGAACAATTAGAAGTACATCCAGAAGATATAGAGTCTCGTAGTATGGGAGCAGGTGGTGAAGATCTGATTATGGCCCGTGCTGCTAGACAAAAGTTTCCTTATAGTATAGAATGTAAGAACGTAGAGAAACTGAATATCTGGGAAGCATATTCTCAAGCAACTGCAAACTCAGGTAATTATGAACCGATATGTGTAATCAAAAAGAACAACGTGAAACCACTTGTTGTTCTTGATGCTGAATATTTTATTGATCTTTGTTCTAAATTAGAAAATGGAAACACTTAATGGTAATGCATACTCTGATCCATTTCCTCATTTAATATTAGAAAACTTTTATAATGAAGAGGAGTTAGAGTTAGTTTGGGAAGAACTTAAATTTTATACTAAACCAGGAAAACTTCTTGAACCAAAAGATTTTGGAGGAGTTGTAGATAAAACAAATTCACATGCGATTGCTTTAGATGCTGTTTATATAAATGATAGGAAAAATAAAGTAGATTACAGAAAACTATCTAATATCTTAACTGTAAATAGAAAATTATTTTTACCAGAGATATTAGAACCTTTTGCTAAAATACATGATTGTTGTTCGATTGCACCAATGGCAACCTACGATGTCACAAAGATAAGATATTATCACGATGAAGAGTATTATGATGCACATATAGATAAAACTTTTCAGTTCTTAGCATTCTCATACTTCTACAAAGAACCTAAGAAGTTTGAAGGAGGAGAGTTATATTTCCCTGATTATGATTATGAAGTTCCATGCACAAATAATTCAACAATAATTTTACCTGCTTGGGTAAAGCATGGTGTAAAGAAGGTAAGTATAAAAGATTCAGACTATTATGATGGTTGCGGTAGATATTGTATTTCGAGTTTCTTTTGTTGTGCTCATCAATTGATGATGGATTATGCTGGAATTACTTAAGAAACTCCAGTATCAGTTGTACCACCAGTAATTGTTGCGTTGTTAGTTATATTTACAGTAATACCACTTGTTCTACGGATTGCTGCACCATTTCCACCACCAGTACCACCGCCACCTGTTACATTATTTTCACCTTCTATACTTCCTGTGTGAGTTCCTGACGCACCATTTCCTCCTGCAGATGCGGTTCCATTACCACCATCGTTACTATTACCACCTTCTCCACCAGTTCCATTGGAACCTCCACCACCACCGCCACCACCGTGAGCTTGGTTATTTTCTCCTCCATTCCCACCATTACCACCAGCAGTTGTAGTGCCATCTGCTCCACCATCTATACCTTCACCTGCAGGTAGTCCTTGACCGCCACCACCACCGCCACCACTAGCTGCGTATACTGGGCCTCCAAAACTTTCTTCTCTTTCTACTTTTCTATAACCACCTCCTCCACCACCACCATATCCAGCAGAAATTATTCCATTATTAATGACTGTTGTTCCAGTGAATTGAACACCTAATCCACTACTTCCACTACCTCCGTTGTCACCAGATGCATCTCCATCACTTGTTCCAGCCTCTCCACCATCTCCACCTGCACCGTATATTGCACCAGAAGAACTAACTTCTACAGTTAAGACTGTTCCTGAGTTCCAACCAGTTCCAGTTCTTACAGCACAATTATTGATATTACCTGTAGAAGAACCAATTGTTTTGTTAACATGAATTCTAGTTTTAGTTCCACCTGAGTTTGTTGGACGAGTTGCAAACCCACCAATTACAGTATGAGTCCCAGTTCCAGCACTAGCATCATACCTTGTTTTTGCTACTGTTGGTCTGTTTTCTGTTGATCCAGAATGGTAATCTATAACTACATTCAATCTTTTATCATAAAACTCACTAAATTTTATTGCTCCACTCTGTGGTATTCCAGTATCTAATGGTTGATTTGATAATCCACCTACAGTTTGACTAACTCTATATTCCCCCAAGTCTCGATCATTATTCTGACCAAACTCTGTTTCGATTTCACTAAATGATAATGGGGATCCAGATGATTTAACTGCCATTTATCCCTCCAAAGATTTAACTTTAGTATCTAATTCTTTAATTGCTTCGATTAATAATGGAACTAGTCGGTCATATCTTACTGCTTTTGTTCCGTTTTCTCTTGTAGTTGTAAGACCTGGTAGTCCAAGTGCTTCTATTTCTTGTGCGATTATACCAGTTCCTTCTTCGCCATTGTAAATTGACTTTTCATTCCATGTAAAAGTGTTACCACTGATGGAAAGAACTTTATCAACTGCATTTGATATTGGAGTAATATTTTCTTTAAGAGTTGCATCAGAAGATGCAAATGCAGTTATGTCTCCAAAACATTTAAATTCTGGAGTATTACTTCCACCAACAATAAAATCTGCTATGGTTACGTTACCATTATTAGCATTATTTTTACCAACAACCGTTATTCTACTACTATTACTAACACTAGTGCTACAGAATAATCCGAAAGCAGCATCATTACCACCAGTGCTGACTATATCACCACATGCAGCATTATTGGAGTTGAATTCAAGATGACCAGATAGTAATAATTTATCTTGATTTGGTAATTCTTGAATCTGACTCACAGTCGGGTTTACAATTAATGGAATTCTATCAGCCATTTTATCAATATACTTTTTTTCTATTTATCATACTAAATAGAGTATATGAAGTGAATAGGACTTAGAAATGATAGTCGTTAGGTGTAAAAACTGTAATAGAGAGTTGTCGAGCCAATCAGGAAAGACACAGTGTTGTGGTTGCTCAAACATGATGACACTTGTAGATGATGTTATTACAGCAAAAGATTTAGGTAAAGTCATAATAGTTAGAAACTTACCGAAGAGAAAGCATAAAGATTCATTAACAAGTGAAGATTTGGCATGGCAAGAGGCCAGAAAGCAAAGAAAAGTCAGGAAATTAGATTTTGACATTCGCTGACATTTACATATGCCAAAAGTTTGTTATAATATAGATATTAAAAAGCAAAGATCATGATTAAACAATTAATCACTGAGTTTCCTTTAACTGATGTTCCTAGAGAAAGGACTGTTACAGAGGAGAAGATAAGAAAATACACATATACTAAAGATGAAGTAGATGTACTAATTGATGCTGCTGTTGAAAAGGCTGTCGCAGAGGCAGTAAAGATTGATGAGGCATCAATGGCAAAGCATAATCGTGATGCCACTGTCCTCAGTATGATTCTTGGATTCACTACACTTGCATTGTTTGTTGACGGATTGTTAAGAATGTTAGGTATTGTTCCACCATTTATGGATTTAGATGTTAATATATTAGAGAGAATAGTTGAAAGAGTTGAGAGTGATGTCATAGATAAAGTCAGACAAGTTCCAATCCAAAAATTATTCCAGAGATAATTAAGAGGGCATTAAACGACTAAATATTACGATATGTATAGTTTTATTAAAATGAGATCACCAAATAATACGATGGACTTTTTATTGATTTCCAGTATGGTTCTAGTAATGGTAGTATTTGCTAAATACGTGGGAATATAATGAGTGATTTAATGGTGTTCATATATTTTATTTGCTTTGCAGCAGTAGCAGGCTCAGCATTCGCCCTTATGTGGAAAAATATTTACGATATAAACCAACCAAGGAAGATGAAACCACTTCATCCAGAATTATCTGAAACTAAAGATGGTGATGAATTAATGACTATTAACTTTATCCCAGAAGTTGATTTACAATTTACACCCGATGAGCAATTCAATGATCTTTTTCTCAAAAAATCTCTTGAAAAAAGAATGGAAGAACTTGAAGATGATGGTGAGAATACTTCTACAGTAATAAAATGAACAAAGAACCAAAATTCAAACCAACTTTCGAAGGTTGTTATAATTTTCAGAAACTTAAGGAGGAAGGACTTATTGATAATGAATCAATAGATGATCAGATAGTCCTTATACACACTACACATGATGACGGTTGTTAAACTGTCACATCCACGTTGACTTTACCTTGAAGTTGACTTATAATATGTGTGTACACGTTTCAAAGCAATGACGCTTACTACTAAATTTAAAAAAGATCTTAGCACACTCCGTGCGGCCGCAGCAAAAGAAATCTTTTTGGATGTAAAGCATCCGAAATTATACAAAAAAATATGTAGATATTATCAAAATGAAGTTGAATTGATGGGAGAAGATCCAGAAGCAGATTATAATGTAATTTTAGAATGTATTCAAGAAGATCTAGAATCTAAGGAGGTAAACTAATGAATGTTATCCTAGAAAGATACCCTTATAGATATGTTGAGTGCGGAACACTCGACAATGGATATCCTGACTATCGTATTCAAAAGTATAATGAATACACAGAAAGATACAGAGATATGTATCTATGTGACAATGGAGCACAAATAGATATGGCAATGGAGGATTTTGAATATACTAAATGGTTAGATCCAGCCGATGTTCCTTGTTATGTTAATCACGCAAATGAATCAAATTGAACATAAACCTTGGGGAAGTTATGAAGTTCTCCTTGACGAACCTAATTACAAGGTGAAGAGAATCGTTCTGAATCCATATGAACGGTTCTCTTTGCAGTATCATAAAGGTCGTGAGGAACATTGGGTAATCGTAGATGGTAGTGGTACAGTAGAAGTAAAAGGTAGAGAGTACCATGCTATCATGAGATCTCATTGGGTGATACTACCTAAAGAAATACATCGTGCCACAGCAGGCCCAGATGGTTTAGTCTTTATTGAAACACAAACAGGGATATGTAGGGAAGATGATATAATAAGATTAGAGGATGATTACGGTAGGATTGACACAAAGCAATATTCTTAGTATAATATATAATATCGCAAAAGAAAAATTACTGTGAAAAAAGTTTTAATTACAGGTGGTGCAGGTTTTATAGCACACCACTTAATTGGTCACATACTAAAGAATACTGATTGGGAAATAGTAACTCTAGATCGTCTTGACTATAGTGGCAATTTAAATCGTTTACATGATTTGATGATTCCGTTTATGCCTGAGACAAAAAGGAGAGTGAAGATTGTTCATCATGATTTAAAAGCAGAATTAAATCCTTTAGTTAGAAGTGAGATCGGAAAAGTAGATTACATATTACATCTTGCAGCTGGATCACATGTAGATCGCAGTATTGATTATCCGATGGAGTTTGTATTGGATAATGTAGTTGGAACTTGTAATATATTAAATTTTGCTAGAACCATAGACAATCTTGAATTGTTTATGTACTTTAGTACAGACGAAATATTTGGGCCTGCTCCAAATGGAATAAAGTACAAAGAGGACGATAGATACAATTCTACAAATCCATATAGTGCAACAAAAGCAGGTGGTGAAGAATTAGCAGTTTCTTTTGAAAATACATATGGACTACCAATTTATATTACTCACACAATGAATGTATTTGGTGAACGTCAACATCCAGAAAAATACATTCCTATGACAATTAAAAACGTCAGAGATGGAGGTATGGTAACTATACACAGTGATTCAACAAAAACAATACCTGGTTCAAGACATTACATTCATGCTGAAGATGTTGCATCTGCTGTTTTATTTCTAGTTAACTATAAAGGTAAATTTGAACCAACATGGGGAGGTGCAAAATGCCCTAAGTTTAATATTGTAGGTTCTGAAGAATTAAACAATTTGCAACTAGCACAAATTATTGCTGAAGCACAAGACAAAGAATTGAAATATCAATTAGTTGATTTTCATTCAGCAAGACCTGGCCATGATTTAAGATATGCCTTGGATGGAGAGAAAATGAAAAGCATAGGATGGACACCTGCAAAGTCTGTTCGTGAAAGAATTGCCGATGTTACTAAATGGACTCTTGCCAATAGTCGTTGGATTAGACTATAATATATAACAAGGAGATTTAATTAAAATGAGCGAATACAAAAGAACAGCATTAGTTTTGGGTGCAGGTGGATTCATCGGCAGTCACATGGTCAAAAGATTAAGAAGTGAGGGATATTGGGTAAGAGGTGTGGATTTAAAATATCCAGAGTTCTCTGAAACAGAAGCAAATGAATTCATTCAAGGTGATTTGCGTGATGTCGATTTCGTTCGTCGTGTAATACAATTCAAAGGATATCAAGGTAATCATTTCAATGAAATTGCATATAGATTGATCGAACCATTTGATGAGATCTATCAGTTTGCTGCTGATATGGGTGGTGCAGGTTTTGTATTCACTGGAGATAATGATGCAGACATCATGCACAATTCAGTATCAATTAACTTAAATGTTCTTGAAGAACAAAGAAAGTTAAATGAAACATTTAATGGTGAAAAGAAAACTTGGACTGAAGCAAATCGACCTAAGTTAGATTGGAAGACAAAGATATTCTATTCTGGTTCAGCATGTATGTATCCAGAGCATAACCAACTTGACCCTAATAATCCAGATTGCAGTGAATCATCAGCATATCCAGCAGAACCCGACTCAGAATACGGATGGGAGAAACTCTTCTCCGAGCGTCTTTACCTTGCTTATGGTAGGAATTATTCTATGCCTGTACGGATTGCTCGATACCACAATATCTTTGGCCCTGAAGGCACTTGGAAAGGAGGTAGAGAAAAAGCACCAGCAGCAATCTGTAGAAAAGTAGCATACGTTCCTGAGTCAGGTGGATCAGTTGAAGTGTGGGGTGACGGTAAACAAACCAGATCATTCCTTTATATTGATGAGTGTATTGAAGCAACAAGGAGACTCATGGATTCAGAGTTTATTGGCCCTGTCAATATCGGTTCTGAGGAAATGGTATCAATAGATGAGTTGGTTGAAATTACTGCAAAGGTTGCAAAAAAAGTAGTACGAAAGGTTTATGATCTAAATGCACCTCGTGGTGTAATGGGTAGAAACTCTAACAATGACTTGATAAAAGAAAAATTAGGATGGGATTATACAATGACACTTGAAGAAGGAATTGAAAAAACATACGGATGGATTTCTTGGGAAGCATCAAAAGAAATTTACAGTGATAAAAATGTAGTTGGTATGAATGTTATTTAATGACTATTGGATTTAATCATCTTGGCCAATTAGGTCAATTGGGAAATCAAATGTTTCAGTATGCTATAACAAAATCTGTAGCATCAAAGTTAAATGTGCCTTTTAAAATTCCAAATCATCAAAATGTATTTGACGATGGTATTGGTAATAGGTATACGATTCTTTTGTTTGACATATTCAAATTAGAAAGTTTGAATGATTTTGGATTTGTTGATACTCAGAAATATGTTCAAGAAAAACATTTTCATTATGATGAAACTATCTTCGATATATTACCTCAAGAAGATTGTTCTTTGTGGGGTTTCTTTCAATCCGAAAAATACTTTAAAGATATTGAAAATGATATCCGTAAAGATTTTAGATTTACAGATAAGTTAGTCTCTTCTTGTTGGAGTCTGATTAAAAATGTAGATAATCCAATCGCATTGCATATTAGAAGAGGTGATTTCATAATTAATTCTCAGAATCATCCACCATTATCCTTAGATTATTATAGAAGAGCTTTAAAATTATTTGATGATGATAGGCAAGTGATTATATTTTCTGATGATACGAAATGGTGTAAAGAACAAGAAATTTTTAGTGATGATAGATTTCTGGTATCAGAAGATAATGATCAATCTTATGATTTGTGTTTAATGAGTATGTGTGATGATTTTATTATTGCAAACTCTTCTTTCTCTTGGTGGGGTGCTTGGTTAGGAAATAGAGGAAAAGTTGTTGCACCTAAACAGTGGTTTGGTAAAGGACTAAATCATGATACAAAGGATTTGTATTGTAGTCATTGGAGTGTATTATGAAAATGTCAATTGCGGTTCCCACTTGGGAATCATATGGAAAAGGAAATGAATTTTTGGATGATCTTTTTAGAACTTTAGAGATGCAAACATTTCAAGATTTTGAAGTTGTAGTTTCAGATCATAGTAAAGATGATAAGTTAGTGGATGTCATTGATGAGTTTCAAGATAAATTCAATATATTATATGTCAAGAATAAAAATGATAGAGGCAATGGGCCAGCAAATACTAATAATGCAATAGATAAATGTTCTGGGGATATAATCAAAGTAATGTTTCAAGATGATTTTTTCTATGATGATGAAGCATTGAAAAAGATTTACTATACATTATATAATAGTGATAAGACTTGGTTGTTAAATGGATCTAATCATACTCAAGATGATGGTCGTTCTTTTTACTGGGAAATGTATCCTAGATGGAATGATAAATTATTAGAGGGAGTTAACAGTATCAGTTCACCATCAGTTCTAGCATTTAAAAATAATGTAACTCGTAGATTTGATTCTACATTAACTTACTTCATGGATGTTGAATTCTATTATGGAATGAAAGAAGATTACGGAGATCCTATACTTTATGATGATGTGTTAATCAGTAATAGAGTTGGTGATTATTCAGTAACAACAAACGTTTCAAATAAAAATAGAGATTACTACGTCACTAAAGAAACAAAATATTGTAAAGAAAAGTATGGAGTTTTATGAATTTTAATTTTGAAAAATATAATGTTCCTTTTGATCATTACATAATTGATAATTTTTTACCAGATGATATTGCAAAGTCAATATCAAATGATTTTTTAGATTATGAGAACCAGAAGTGGTATTTTTATAACAATCAAATTGAAAATAAAAAAGCACTTCAAGATTGGGGAAAGTTTTCTAAAGAAACATATAAAATATTTCAATATTTTTGCTCACCAAGTTTCATAGAACAAATTAAATCTATAACTGGAATAGTAGATCTGTATCCAGATTATGGATTGCATGGTGGTGGTTGGCACATGCACGGAACTGGAGGCAATCTAAACATTCATAAAGATTATTCTGTGCATCCAAAACTTGGATTACGAAGGAAATTAAATCTTATTGTATATCTAAGTGAGGATTGGAACCCAGAGTGGGGTGGAGCTTTAGAATTCTGGTCACATAATCAAAACAACAATAAACCACTATCACTTGAAAAATCAATAGATTGTGTGTATAATAGAGCAGTGTTATTTGATACTACTCAAAATTCTTGGCATGGTCTTCCGACTCCACTAACTTGTCCGAAAGGAAAGTATAGAAAGAGTATAGCAATGTACTATCTAACTGATTCAGATAACAATGAAGAAGTTAGAAAAAGAGCTTTATTTGCACCAAGAAAGGAACAAGAAAATGATCCTAAAGTACTTGAATTAATTAAGGAGAGAAGTAAATGTACAAAGTAATGATTGTTGGTCACGGATTTGTTGGATCTGCTGTGGCTTCATTATTCTCAGAAAAAGAAAAAGTAATCGTTGATCCTAAATTTACTGACACTAAATTATCTGATTATCCTGGTATAAAATTTGATGCTGTTTTTGTTTCAGTTGATACCCCAAAAGCAGAAGGATTTAAATTATTAGATTCTATCCTATGTGAATTAGATTATACAATGATGAAGGGAACACCAGTTTGTTGTAAGTCAACAGCAACACCAGAGTTTTATCATGAAGTGTCCCAAAGATATAAAAATATAAAAATAGTTCATAGTCCAGAGTATCTTAACAAATCAAATCCAATTAAGATGTTTCAAGGACAGAAGTTTTTTATAATTGGTGGAGATCAACATGCTGCAATGGCAGTAGGACATATATTTAAATCAAGATTAAATCATGTAAAGAATATTAGATATACAGATATAAGGACAGCTGCAATGGTAAAATATTCTGAAAATGCATTTCTTGCTATGAGAGTAACTTTCTTTAATGAGTTATATAAAATGCACAAAGCACAAGGATGCGAATCCACCTATGATGAATTTGTAGAGATGGTTGGTTTGGATGAAAGAATAGGACAATCTCATAACAAAGTTCCTGGTCAAGATGGTAAGTTTGGGTGGGATAGTCATTGTTTAAATAAAGATCTATACGAATTGCAAACTTTTGGTGGTAGTTCTTTGGTAAAATTTATTAGAGAACTCAATGCCGAACACAGGAGTATTGAATCGTGAAGATAGCAGTATTAACTTCTTCTATTGGCAGCACACAATTACTAGATCCAATACCATTTGATGGTGTTGATTACCATGCTTTTGTTGATTATGTTAGTGATAGTAGTAGGTGGATAAAGCATCCTATAGTTCCGTTCTCTGTTGATACTAGATATAAAAATCGCAGAGATGCAAAAGTATATAAAATTCTTCCCTTTGCTTTTTTACCAGATTATGATTATTATTTTTGGATAGATTCGACACATATCTTAGAAGCAAATCCATATGAAATTATTGATAATTATTTAAAGGATAGTGATGTAGCAGTATTCAAACACCCAGAAAGAGATTGTGTATATATTGAAGGTAATTTTGTAAAACAAATAAGGTTTGATCATCCTAACTTATTGGAGGATCAACTTGCTTTTTATAAGGATGTATGCTATCCTGAACATAATGGTTTGTATGAATTACCAGTAAGAGTTCAAAGAAATACTAAATTAACTCAACAATTAGGCTGGATGTGGTGGGAGCAAATTTGTATGTTCTCATCAAGAGACCAAATCAGTTTTCCTTTTGTTTGTCATCAACTAGGAATCAAACCTACCGTACTTCCAGGTATTGCAAATACTATCAGAGGTAACAAACTTATGCCACAATTAATCGTATCAAATCACAGTAGAGTATTATGAATATTTTAGAACAAATTGCTGCAAAGGCAGAGAAAGGTGATACAGGAATGTCATTACATTATGGATTTCTTTATTCGTGTGTAGTTGGATTGGAAAGTAAAAAAGTTTTTGAATTTGGTAGTGGATACTCAACACATGTTATTTTAAATGCCTTAGAAAAAACAGGTGGTATTCTTACTAGTTGTGATGTGACAGATTTTAGTGTGAATCCATCTATTACAGAGTATACAAAGAATAGTAAATCTTGGAATTTTTATAATGGTAATAGCACTGAAATATTCGAAGACATTGATATGGAACAATATGATCTAGTTTTACATGATGGATCACATATTGGTGAAGAAGTACTAGTTGATTTGAATAACATTTATCCATACTTAAAACATGATGGCATTTTGATTACTCATGATACAAGACATCAAACTCTTGGTGCAGGTATGAGTAAAGCAGTAAATGAATTTGTAAAAAATAAAGATGTAGATTTCTGCACATTACCTTATGGTTATGGACTTACCTTTATCAGAAACAAGGCTAACTTACAAAACAAAGTGGAGTTGACTTGGAGAAAAAGATGAAGATTCTTTTTAATGAGCATCCAAACAAAGGTCTCCAGAGAGTTGGTTACTGCTCATACTATGGTGAAATCTTTTATGCACTAGAGGAAGTCTGTGAGGTTACTTCATCTTGTGGTGTACCAAGAAGAACAAGTGAATTTGGTAGTGGGTATGATGCAATTGTAATGGGATTTGGACATACAGATTGTGGTGATGCAGGCCCAATGGCAACAATAAATGATAATAATATTCCTTTGTTTCCAATTTTAAATAAAGAATATACAGGATTGAAACAAAAGTTGGAGTGGATTAAAAATATGAAACCAACTGCTGCACTTACTGTTCATCATGACACAGAAGAGTATTCAAAGATTACTGGTGTCCCTTTTCATAGAATTATGTGGTCGGCAAATAAAAATTTATTTAAAGACTATGGTGAAGATTATAAGTATGATTTATTTTTCTCTGGTGTAACTAGACCAGAACAAACAGAAAACTTGAGAGAAAGAATTCTTTCTGATATGTCTAGTCTTTCCAAATACAATTTGTCTGTTAATATTAGATCACATAGAACAAACTATTCTGGAACAATTTTTTCTCCAGAAGATTATGCAAAAAGATTAGCATCATCAAAGATATGTTTTATTACAACTGGGCCTGCTGATTTAGTAGGAACTCGTTATTTTGAAGTGATGTCTGGTAATCGAAGTTTGATACTTTGTAATAGAATGGGTAAAGATGTGTATGAAGATATGTTGATAGATGAATATAATTGTGTTATGTTTTCTGATGAAAATGAATTTTTTGAAAAAGCAATCTATTATCTAGAACATGAAGATGAAAGAATGAAGATTGTAAATAATGCTCATGACTATTTTATCAAGACTCAATCATGGAATAGTAAAGCACTCAAAATTAAAAGTATAATAGAGAGTTATATTAATGTTTGATCTTTCTAAAAAAGTTGCTTTAGTAACAGGAGGTGCTGGTCTTTTAGGTGAAATGCATTCCGAAGCAATTGTTGAATGTGGTGGTAAAGTTATTATAGGAGATTTGAATCTTGAATTAGCAACAGAAGTATGCGATAGAATTAATTCAAAATACCCTAATAAAGCAACTCCAATACATTTAAATGTCCTTGATAAGGATACAATTAAAAATATTCTCACACTTCATCCAGATATAAATGTTTTAATTAATAATGCTGCAATAGATCCTAAAGTTAAAGGTTCTGTTGGCCCTTCTGGAGATTTTGAAACTCTTAGTGAAAGTGATTGGGATTTGTCAGTTGATGTAATTTTAAAAGGAACATTCTTTTGTTCTCAAATCTTTTGTCCACACTTTGAAAAAAATGGTGGTGGTAATGTGGTTAACATTTCATCAGTCATGGGTGTGATTGCACCTAATCAAAGCATCTATGGTGATTTTAAAAAACCAATTACATATACTACTGCAAAACATGGTGTCATTGGTATGACTAAGTACTTAGCAACATACTATGCCAAATCAAACATTAGAGTTAATTGTATATCACCAGGTGGAGTGTATACAGATCAGTCTGAAGAGTTTGTAGATAAGTTAACTAACTTAATACCAATGGGAAGGATGGCAAAGAAGGATGAATATAAAGGATCTATTGCATTCCTTTGTTCTGATTCTAGTTCTTATATGACAGGACACAATTTAATTGTAGATGGTGGTATGACGGTATGGTAAATTGTATTTTAATAACTGTTAGGACATCATCAACTAGACTTCCAAAAAAAGCAATTTTGGATATTAATGGTAAACCAGCAATACAATATCTAATAGAAAATATAAAAAAAAGTAAATCAGCAGACAAAATTATATTATGTACAAGCGAAGAATCTGATGATGACATACTTTGTCAAATAGCAACTAACTGTGGTATTGAATATTACAGAGGATCATTAAAGGATAAGTTGGTTAGGTGGATGGATGCATGTAAAAATTATGATATAGACTTTTTTGTCAATGTTGATGGTGATGATTTATTTTTTGATTATAATTTAGCTGACCTTGTTATTGAACAATACAAAGAATGCCCATGTGATTTTATAGATGGAAATGGACTTTATAATGATGTTTATGGAGTTAGTACAAAGGCACTAAAAAAAGTTTGTGATATTAAAGATACTGATGATACAGAATACATAAGACTTTATTTTACTGAAACAAATTTGTTTGATGTTAAAAAGATAAACAACATCCCAAAGAAATACATTAAGGGAAAGGTAAGAATGACTTTAGATTATAAAGAAGATTTTGAATTCTTTACAAAAGTAATCGAAGGTGTGCTGCCTGATGAACTGACTCTTGACAACATCAATAATTTTCTCTATAATAACCCTAGTATTGCAAATATAAATTATTTTCTTGATGAAAAATGGAAATCAAATCAAGAGAAAATAAAAAATTTTAAAGTTAAGCAACATGATTGATAACAAAAGAATTAGGGATTTAGTAAATGATGTATTCAAAAGTAATGATGAATACAGTTTAACTCAAAAATTTGAAGAAGAGTTTTGTAAAAAGTTTGGAGTGGAGTATGCAGTATCAATTAACTCAGCAACTTCTGGACTTCATGCTGCATTAGCAGCAGCTGGTGTCGAACCAGGTGATGAAGTCATTCAACCCTCTGTTACAGTTGTCATGGACTCCTATGCAACTCTTTACTTAGGTGCTACTCCTGTGTTTGTTGATATCAATCCTGATACTTGGAATATTGATGTTAATGAAATTGAAAAGAATATTACAGAAAAAACAAAAGCAATTATAGTTGTATCTTTATATGGATTGCCTGTTGATATTGATCCAATAATGGATATTGCTAGGAAACATAATATCACTGTTATTGATGATTCTGCTGAAACTGTTCTATCCAAGTATAAAGATGGATACTCTGGAACTTGTGCAGACATTGGTGTGTTTAGTTTTGAGAAAACAAAACATATTACATCAGGTAGTGAAGGTGGAATGGTTGTTACCAATTCAGAAACTCTTGCTGAAAAAATTAGAAAGTTTGGTGGCATAGGATACAAGAATCTGACAGCAACTGCTGGTAGAACTAGTCTAGCATCATCTGTTTTTCAAAATCCAAATTATGAGAGATTTGATATTATAGGTTATAATTATAGAATGAATTTAATCACAGCTGCTTGTGGTCTTGCTAACTTTGAAATAATAGATGAGATAATAGATAAAAGAAAAAAAATTGGATCTATGTTTCTTGAAGCGGTTGCTGATTGTTCATGGATAAAAACTCAAAAAGTTTATGATTACTGTGAACATAGTTACTATACTTTTGCTTTTATTTTTGAACATGATGATGTTACTTGGGAACAATTTTATAACACATACATAAAAATGGGTGGAGATGGATTCTATGCTTGTTGGAAAAATCCTTACCTTGAACCTTCTTTAAAAGAAAAGTTTGCTGATGTATCTTGTCCAGTAGCAGAGGACTACCAGAAGAAACTCATGTGTCTTAAAACAAACTATAGGGATCTTGAATTGGCACAAAAAAAGGTTGATGTTTTAAATGATCTTATTAACAAAATTGGGAGAAATTAATTATGTACATTATAGCTGAGATTGGAATAAATCATAATGGTTCAATGGATCATGCTAAAAAATTGATACGTCAAGCATATGATTCAAAATGCCATGCAGTAAAATTTCAAAAAAGAGATCCTGATGTTTGTGTTCCAGAAAATCAAAAGTCTGTGATTAGAGAAACACCTTGGGGAACTATGACATATTTGGAATATAAATGGAAGATTGAATTTAATACAGAACAATATAATGAACTTCGTGATTATACAAAAAGTTTTGGAATGGACTTTATAGTTTCTTGTTGGGATAAAGAAAGCATAAAGGTAATTGAAGATAACGTTGATGTTGATTATCATAAGGTTGCCTCTGCATTAGTTACTGATAAAGAGTTTTTAAAAAACCTTGTTGATACAGGAAAACCAATTATTCTTTCTACAGGAATGTCAAGTCAGTACGAAATAGATCAAGCAATAGATATTCTTTATCCTAATCTTAAATATATTCTTGCCTGTACTAGCACATATCCATCAAATATTGATGAATTAAATTTGAACTATATTGTAAGGTTGCAAAATGATTACCCACAATTTAAAATTGGTTTTTCAAATCATTACAGTGGGTTTGATGCAAGTCTTGGAGCAGTTGCACTTGGTGCTGAATGTATAGAATTTCATATTACAGATGATCGAGCATCTTACGGAACAGATCAATCAGCCTCAATTGAAAATAGTTTTAAACTTGTTGAAGGTATTAATATCATGAAGAGAATGTTAGGTGATGGTATTAAGAAAGTTTATGATAGTGAACTACCAATTAAAAAGAAGTTGAGAAAAGTATGAAAAGATATTGTTTTGATATTGATGGTACAATTTGCACCAATACTTGGGGTGAATATGAAGATGCCGAACCATTTTTTGATAGGATAAAAATTATCAATGAGTTATATGAAAAAGGAAATCATATAACTTATCTTACTGCAAGAGGTATGGGTAGGTGTGATGGTAATGTTGCATGTGCATACAGCATGTGGTACACTCTTACATATAATCAACTTAATGATTGGGGATGTGAGTTTCATCAATTAATTTTGGGTAAACCTCATGCTGATCATTACATAGATGACAAAGGAATTTTTGATCAAGATTTTTTTAAATCGAGGTAATATATGCATTATGATCTAACAGCTTCCAAAAAGTCTTTTGAAGCAATTGATCCTCCTTCAGAGTATTATATTGAATTAGATGATCTTTTGAATGGAAAATACACAAATAAATTTGAAGGGTTTTTAGTAATAAAAAATGTTTTCTCTCATGAAATTATTGATTCTCTAAGGAATGAATATTTTTCACTTTTTAAAGAAGACTATGTATATGATGGTAATGAATGGACTCATGTTAAGAGATCGAAATTGTCTCATGGTGTAGGTTCACACCCATCTACTATTTTTGTACGTTCAAAATCATTCCGTGATTTTATTGAGTCAAGTATTCTAAAGAAATTATCATCTGCTTTACTACATTCAGATGAATCTGTTTTATGTCCACGAGCTATATTAAGAAGTTTTTCTCATTTTAGTTCTAGATGTACCTTAGCTCATCGTGATGTAGATTACTTCTCCACACCAGATGATACTAAAGTAGTTACTACTTGGATTCCACTTGGGCCTGCTGACGATCATCATGGACAACTTATCTACCTAAAAGATTCTCATAAAAATATTTCAACAATATCAAAATTGGTTAAAGATGATAGAACAATTACTAGTGACTTAAAAAGTTTGGCAGATCGTTTTGAAAGTATTTGGTACATGCCAACTTTATCTAAAGGAGATATTATGGTTCATTGTCTGAATACTGTTCATGCATCCTTTAATACCAATAATAGTATTCCAAGGTTATCATGTGATTTAAGATTCGCACCTTCTACTGAGTATCTTGATCCTAAATGGTCTTCTCATTGGAGAGGTGATGATGGGTTATAAATTTTTAGATTTTAATCAACCAATTAATGACCAACTTGAAAAAGCATTGGTCAAAGTTTTACGTTCTGGATTTTGGTCTACTGGCCCACAATCAAAACTGCTTGAGGATAGTCTTTCAAAAATCTATCAGCGTTACTGCGTAACTACTTCAAGTGGTGGAACTGCATTACAAACAGTGAGTTTATTATTTCCTCAAATTAAAAAAATAGCAGTTCAATCAAATACATATTTTGCCAGTTGTTTACCTTGGGTTACAGCAAATAAAGAAATCATTCTTCTTGGTTCTAATGAAAATCTTTTAATGCCTGATATCAGCATTATTAAAGATGCTCTAGAGCATCAACCAGATGCTATTGTTCTTACTCATATTGGTGGATATCCTAATCCTGACATTCTTGAGATATCAAACTTGTGTAAGGATAATGGAGTTATTCTTATTGAAGACTGTGCTCATTCACCTTTTGTCAGTATAGATCATCAATATGTTGGTACTTTTGGAGATGCAGCAATTCTATCTTTCTTTCCAACTAAACCTATACCTGCTGGTGAGGGAGGAGCTGTCATTCTTAAAGACGAGTCAAAGGCAAAACAAGCAAGTCGTTTACGTGATTATGGTAAGTATCCTCTTGATGGATCATTGCATCATACATTACCAGCACTTCCAAATGCTAGAATGAATGATTTTTCTGCAGCAATTGCTAACGTAATAATTGATAATTACAAATCAATTATTCAACATAAAGAAAAACTAGCAGATATCTATGATTCCAAGTTAAGTGATTATTCTTTTAAGAAGATTAATTATACCGAATCTGTTGTCTCTCCATCATATTATAAGTACATCTGTTTTATCACAGATTCACCTACAAAGACTTCTCCTGTTTATGATCATACAAATCAAATAACCTCAATTCTTGATGAAAATTTATACCCATATACCTTTATAGGTGAGACTCGTTCTTGGGTTCCTCATGTCTGTTTACCGATAACACCATCAATGAACGAGGGTGATATATACAATATAATATCATCATTATGATTATGGAAGTTACTATTTTGGGGAGAGGTGAGTCTCTTAAAAAACTTGATAAATTTGAATCAGATTGTAGTGATGTGATTTTAGTTAATGAGTTTTGGAAAACATCTGGAAATCCTTGTGATTATTATAAAATACCTGAAATTTCTAAATTTATTACTGGAAAGGATATAACTCTTGTTGGTACACCTGCTATGGGAAGTGGGTTATCCATGACTCAAAATATTGAGTCGGAACATAATGTTAAAAATAAATTCACCACAAATTTTGCTCCTGGTTCTGGTTCAGATAGAGATAGTTATCCTATGGGTGGATGGGGTGTATTTCCTCAAGAATGTTTAGAAGATTACAAATATGCACATCTTAGTGGTGAATTGAAACAGGATGACGTTTATCCTGGTGTATGGAAATATGGATGTGTAAGAGGTTCCTTAGCTTGGGCTATTATGCTTGCTGTTGATTATTATAAGGCAGACAAGGTAATTATTTTTGGTCAGGATTTTTACGAAAAGGATTATCTGGTTCCACAAGATTATGACTATGAGACTGAGAGAAAACAAACTCAATCAATCAAGAATGATTTTTCTCTGTTGTTTAAATTTTTTGATAAAGTAAAATTTGTATTACATACAGTATCATCTTATAATCCTGATTTAGAAAATGTCACAATCTTATGAAGTTGTAAAGAAATATCTTCCATATTTTTTTGATGTTACAACTAATTACTATTATAGTAATCCTAATAATAAACAAAAAATTCTTGATGGTGGTAATGAAATGAGACCATCAGTTAAAGAAGGAAAATATAAGATCTTTACTTTTGCTGATAGGCATAGGGAAAGAGAAACCAATATGAAAGTATTCAAGGAGAAAGTTGAAAAGTATTCTATTATAGATGAGGTGAGTGTATTTAATCTTTCTGATGTGGATGCAGACTATATCAAGGATAACCAATCATTGTTTGATGATAATCGAATCTTTCCTTGGGCAGCAAAGGCATACTTGATGTATAAAGGCCTTCAAGATTGTGATGATGGTGATGTTATCTTTTGGATTGATAGTGATATCATAGATTTAAAAGAAGATGGTGTTGAGAATCTTTTTAATCTTGCAAACAATTCAGAGAAAGGAATCGTAGGATTTCATAGTGACTGGTGGTTAGAAAGATTGTTTACTAAGAGTGATCTATACAAACACTTCAACATTACTGATCCATTATATTGGAATACTAATCAAGCATATGGTGGTATCTTCTTGGTAAAGAAAAATGAATACACAGTCAAATTTTTTCAAGAATTATTTGACACATGGAGTATAATTAGATTGATGGATTATTCTCCATCTCGTGGTACAGAGAGTGAACATTTTATTAAACATCAAAATGATCAGTCAATATTGTCTTTATTATATAAGATACATAATATAAAGACATTTCCCCTTCCATTGTATGACTTATATCAAACAAATATTATTGGATTACACAGTGGGTATTTTGAAGAAGGAGTAATCCTTCCAATCATTTGGGAGTCTTGTTGGCACGGTGTTTCATATAAACAAATGTGGATTAATTGTAATAGCAAGTTTGGTAAATCAGTATCACCTTCCGAATGTCTTTCAATGTCAACAGATAACTATGAATTATGAGTAAAAGTATTGTAACAGGTGGATGTGGATTTATAGGATCACATCTTGTAAAAAGATTAGCTAGTTTGGGGCACGAAGTTATTGTTTTAGACAGAGTTAAACCCAAAAATCCTTGTGAAGGTGTAACTTATTATCTTCAAGATATTTCAGAAAAGTATTCAAAGTACATTCATCTTTTTGAAAGTGTGAATAATGTTTTTCATTTAGCATCAGAGGTATCAATTCCTTATTGTGTTGAAAAACCAAATGAAAGCATGTATAATAATATTGTTGCAAGTATGAATGTTTTGGAATGTTCTAGAGTACATAAAGTTGATAAGTTTATATTATCATCTACTTCTGCAGTGTATGGAAATACTACGATTGTTCCTAGTTACGAGAATCAACCAGTAAAGTGTTTGAATACATATTCAATTTCAAAATATTCTGCGGAACAATTATGTCAAATGTATTATAATCTTTATGGTCTTAAGACTGTAATTTTTAGATACTTTAATGTTTATGGTGAAGGACAACATAAAACAGGTCAGTATGCTCCAGTGATGTCAATCTTTAAAAGACAAAAAGATAATAAAGAACCATTAACAGTGATTGAACCAGGATATCAAACTCGTGATTTTGTCCACGTTGACGATATTGTACATGCAAATATCTTAGCTTCTCAAAAAGATTTGGATGAATATGGTGAGGCCTTTAATGTTGGAACTGGAGAAGGAACTGATATTCAAACTATCGCAGATTTAATATCTGATTATCAAACTAGTATTCCTCAAAGACCTGGTGAAGCGTTGCATTCTAGATCAAATACTGATAAAATAAAAGAAGTATTACAATGGAATTATAAAATCAAATTAATTGATTGGATTAAAACTAAATTTAATTAAGATTATGAATGTAAATTTATTTAATGAATCAAAAATCTCAAATAGAGAGGTACAACTTATCATAGATGAGTATGGAGAAACTACTGCAGATCGATTGTTTAATGAGATAAACAAAATAGAAAATGGTATTCTAGTTGATCTTGGTGTTTGCGATGGTTTTAGTTCCAGATTGATGTTAGAGAAGTGTTTAAAAAACAACAACCTAATAGCTGCGGTTGATATAAACACTAGATTTACATCTGATAATCCACATTGGAATTATATTAATTACGATTCAGCACATGTTGGAGAGCATTGGGAAGATAAGCAAGTTGATCTTGTGTTCTTTGATACTGTTCATGTTAAAGAACAAGTTTTGACTGAAACTTATTATTGGTGGGATCATATAAAAGAAGGTGGTCTTGCAATTTATCATGATACTAGTTGGCATGGATATCGACATCATGCTAGACATCGTGCTGCAGGTAAACAACCAGGAAGCAGTAGACAAGGATTCGATAGATATGGTGGAATTGATTGGGATACACCAGACAGAGCAGTAGAGACATTCTTTAATGTTAATTTAAATCCTCCCGAAAGAGATATTAACAATAACAACTTTGTAGATGTTTATGAAGATGAATATATTAAGGTTGAACAAAACTGGGCCTTTCTTGGATTAACTATAGTTGAGAAGAAAAAGCATTTTGATTACAAAGATAATCAGAACATAGATTGGGAAAACGTTTTTGAACGTAGAAAACTTTTATTATCACATCTTTAATAGACAATGAAAAAAATTACAATTAATTTATCATTCTACAATCAGAATGATGTTCTTGTGGAACAGATAAAATGTTGGAAATCATGGAGAAAAGAAATAAGAGATCAATTTTCTTTTTGTATTATAGATGATTGTAGTAAATTGAAAGCAACTGAGGTTTTATCTGATGTTGATTTGAGTGATATCGATTTAACTATTTACAGAGTTAAAGAAGATTTAAAATGGAATATAGCTGGAGTTAGAAATCTTTCGGGACGGGAATGTAAAACTGAGTGGATGGTAATATTAGATATGGATTGTTTTGTTCCAGAGGAAACTGCAATAGGAATGCTTACATTATCAGAAAAAGGTGGTAATAATGCATATAAATTTACTAGAAGAGTTGTAGAGAATACATCACATCAAAAACATGGTGATCCACATCCTGCAATTTGTTTAATTCGTAAGGAAGATTATTGGAACGTTGGTGGTTGCGAAGAAGATTTAGTTGGTAGACATGGTTTTACAGACCCTTCCTTTTGGTATAGATCTCAAGGTAAGATAAATGTACACATTACAAATTTACCTTTAGATTATTACGATGAAGCAGAAGTATTGGATGATAATAAATTTAATTATCCCAATAGAGGATTGTTTGAAGAAAAGAAAAGAACTGGAAATTGGTCAACTGATTTTGTAAGATTTGATTGGGAAAAAATATATGGATAAAAACAAAGCAGCATTTAAATTAAAAGGTATCCCACCAGTTTATTGTATCAACTTAGATGGTGAACCAGAGAGATGGTTTTATATGGAAACTCAATTTAAGTATTGGGAGATAGAAAACTATACACGCATCTCTGCATACGATGGTCGTGAAGATGATCTAAGTGATATCATAAAAGGAAAGTATCCAGATAACATGAATTCTGGTGAGGTTGGATGCGTGACTTCTCATCTGAAAGCCATGAAAGAATTTCTCAAAACAGATGAACCTTATGCACTTATTATAGAAGATGATTGTGATTTTGATCCAGTAAGATATTGGTCTTTCACTTGGAGAGATGTTATGTCTAAGTTACCATATGACTTTGATGTATTTCAAACTGCGATTATAAATCCTGGCCAATTGTTTTTGAAGATGCATAAGAGGTTTGTGAATGACTTTTCAACCGCATCGTATTTAATTACAAGATATCATGCAGAGAAACTTGTGAGATTACATTGTCGTGGTGACAAGTATAAATTAGATCAAGGAGCAAAACCAAGAGCAGTTGCAGACGATTTGATATACAACTCAGGAAACACATATGCAATGCCATTACTTCTATACAAGATAGAGATGGGTTCATCTATACATGGTGAGCATGTTGAGGTATTTCATCGTAGCAGTCATAATGGATTGACAAACTTCTGGAAAAATGATTCAAACAAAATTGAGAACTGGGATGAATTGTTTGATTATGATCCATATATGGGGAGACTACCACCCGAAGGTGCACCTCAAGCAGAAAAATAGTTTGATTTCGTAACACTTGACACATTCTTAACCATATGTTAAACTAAATATTATTACAGAAGCAAAGGCCCGAAAGATCGTACCCTGTGTTGAATGTAAGAATCTTTATGTCGAAAGATTTATCATCCGCAGGTTTTTTTATTGTCTGCGAGATACTATAAAACAAAAATGTCTATTAAGTCTAAAATTGCAGCAGTAGCTGCGTCTCCATTCCTATTCGCTGGTGCTGCATTTGCAGGCCCTTACGTCAATTTGGAAGCAACTGGTTCATATCCTGATGGTGCATATACATCTGGTGGTCTAGAAGCAGTAGTTGGATACGAAGGAGCAACAGAATCAGGTATCGGTTGGTACGTGTCTGGTGGCCCAACAGTAACTCACACAGAGACTGCTGATGAGTTCGGTGATGTAGAATTCATTGGATACGTTGGTGGATCTTATGATAAGTTCTACGGAGAAATCTCTGGTGTAACTACACCTGCTGACGATATTGACTTCTCTGCTAAAGCAGGTGTTAAGTTCGTTTTCTAAATACGATTGAGACCTTTCGTGCGGTCTCTACAATCGGAACTACTCAGACCCCTTCGGGGGTCTTTTTTTGTCTGGAAATCCAAACAATAAATATTGTTACAGGAGGTTAAGGCAAATGTTACACTTATTAGGTAGAGGACAAGCACCAGAATGGAACGAAGATAAACACGATATAGATGAGGTCTTTGCCTTTCTGTGTTATCGTGGAATTCACTACGCAAAATGGGTATGTATAGATGTTATTATGGAGTCTCCTTCTTGGTTTTTAAGCAACCCAAGGAAAGAAGATGATCAAGAAACTGATTGAATCTGATGATTATATGCTACACAACAAGATAAAGTCGTGTAGCTATAATTTGGATCGTCACGAGTTATCAAAGACATTAGTTGAAAATATGCTGCACTATGACGGTGTTGGTCTCTCAGCCAATCAGATTGGTATACAAGAGAGAGCATTTGTGATGATGTGTAATTTGGAAACTAATGAAACAATCACTTGTTTTAATCCAAAAATAATTAAAGAGTCGAAGAAAACAATTCAATATGATGAAGGATGTTTATCTTATCCAGATGTTTTTATAAAAATTGAGAGACCAAAAACAATTGTGGTCAAGTATGAAGATGAGAATAAAAAGGTTTATAAACAAAAATTAAAAGAATTTATTTGTAGAATCTTTCAACACGAATACGATCATTTAGAAGGAATTGATTTTACTCAACGCAAGATATAGTGTATCCTAAGATACATTTACTTTACAAAAAGTAATAGATAATCAAGTCCCCAACAGGAGTCTTTTTTTATGTTAGGAAATAAAAATTAAGAAAAGTTTAAGTGTAGTTTATGATACATTTATCATGTTAATATAATAAGGTTTATTCTAGAAAAACTCATGAAAGCATTCGCAGTTGTCCTGCTCGCTCTTGGTGTATCAGCACCAGCATTCGCAGGCCCTTATGTATCCACCAAGGTAGCAGCCAAGGGTGAGAATTCAGACTT